TGTAACGTGGTGTAGTCAAAATGACCCATAGAATCGTCCCAATCCACCTCTCCGTTGCTAAAAGTTCCTACGTGAGTGATTGACCAATCAAAAGATAAATCCACTACAACAGCTTCTGAGGCTCTTACAGTGATAACAATATCCTCTCCTTCAGTAACAACACTTGCAATAGAGTGATACACATCTTCAATATAGATAGTATTGCGAATAACCTTATCTCTTTCGATAGGCGGTCTTGGTGGTTCAAAGTTTAAGCTTGGAGTGATCCATTGTTTAAGTGTTAGGTAGTAAGTATCACCTTTATCTACAGGGAATTCATGTAACTCACCTGCTTTGAATAACATAGGTGGTGTATGAATATTAGGATTATAATTCATTAGTATTCCTGTTATTGAATTGTAGAAACAAAAAAGCCCCTGAACCTTATCAGGTTAGGGGCATCTTATTATTATATTTTGTTATGATTGTTCTAGTGCAGCTTTAAATCTACCAATCATACTTGACATTTTAACATTCTTTTTAAGGTGAATACCGAAATGCTTATCAGCGTAGAAAGCTAAGTCTTTCTTGCCTTGTTGAGAATCAGGTAAAGCTTCAATCCATTCCCAGTTCACTTCTTCCTTAGAGATTTTCTCTAAAGATAATTCTTCTGATGGGATTTCTACTTTTTCTTCTTCTTGTACTTCTGTTGAGATGATTTCTTCTTGTAAGGTTTCTTCTTCAAGAGGAATGTCTCCTTTGTAGTAAACAATCTTAGTAGCATTGATTGATAAAGGACGACTCTTAGTAGGGTCAATGTTTACCGATAGTTTACTGTTAATAGCTTCTGCTAAGTCTTTTAACTTAGGACAATAGATACGCTCACCATCAACATTAATTGACCAACGAGAACGATCCTGTAAAGATTTATTAATATCTAAACCATCTAAACCTTTATCAGATAACCACTTTACTAGTAGCTTTTTATTTTTAATAACTTCGATTTCCAAAAGAAACCTCCTGTTTGAAATTGTTCTTTTATTGAAATATACTTCTTGGAATATACTTTAATAAAAGAGAGGAACTTAATCCTCTCCTAAGGTATTGTTTTTATTAACAATTATGCGCTTTGGAATCTTCCGATCAACTCAGGACGTGTGATACACGCTACAAGAGCAGCTTCTGACTCAACGCCTACTTTACGAGCATCAGACTCATTGATGTAAAGGTAAGCTTCTGCAACAGCTTCATCACCATTCTGAGCAGCGATAGTATCAGCGTGACCGTAATGTAACTGGAACATATCTTCCATATCTAGTGGGAAACAGATGATTTGGTTATCACCAACTTTACCAGATACATCTTCTACATAAGTAACACCTTGCCACTCAAGAACACGTGAAGTACGTAGACCACCTAAACGTTGACGTAGAGGCTCTTCTTGTGAAGCGTAGTTAGCAAATGCTTCAACATAGCCTGAGTGATTCTTAAGCTTAGTGAAAGCAGTAGAACCCATAAGAGCGATAATACGGTAGTTATCACCTTCGTCACCAGCTTTGTTGAATACGTGCTTACGGAATAGTTCAAACTCGTCAGCAGGGTTAGCTGTTTGGTCTGTTAAGTCGATATTCTTAGCACCATCAGCAGCACCGTTGAACATATCAGCATTAGCGATTTCGAAAGCTGCTTGGAAGTTCTTAACATAACCAGCACGATCATTACCAGCTTTGTCTTTAGCATATGTCTTGTTATTAACAACAGCTTCGTACATTACATTCTTGTGTAGCTCAGCGTGACCACGTTGAATACGTACAATAACTTTCTCAACACGGCTACGTACTGTTTCAGGATCAGTAGCTGTTAAGAATTCACGTAGTTGGTCAACATCACTAGGCTTGATGATTTTATCTAACGTGAAGAATGGGATTTTTAGTAACGCTGTTTGCGCTCCTTCATCACCAGCATACTGACGATCAGCACCACGCTCAACAGAGTACATAGTATCAATACCCAGTACACGACGTTCAAACTCAGTTACTTTTTCAGTTGTGTAATCTACTACTGAGAATAGACCCATACGCTGTAGCATGTTTTCTTGGCGTGGAACTAAATCCATTAGTGGTGTAAAGTTCTGTAAACCCTGATCACCTAAACGTAAATCTGCCATTTAAAATTTCCTCTAATTATTCTTATTATTAAGCGTACTTTTTAGCAAAAGTAGTTAGTTCGCCAGCCGATAATGCAGTTGCACCAAGTTTAAGGTTTGCACCGTAGAATTTAACCCAATCAAGAGCTTCTACAACACGCACACCATCAGTTTCACCTGTAGCAATGAATTGTACTTTAGGGTCGTCAATTACATATGCAACGTCAGCAGCAAGGTCAGCAGCAACAGCTTCTGTACCATCAGCTTTAAGAAGAGTACCGTTTGACATAGTAGCTGTCTTAACAACTTCTAAAGTAGTATGAGTCATGTCATCACCAGCACCTTGACCTGCAAGAGCATTAGCAACAATTTGTTCACGATCTAATGTAGCCATTATTCAAGTTTCCTTATTTATTTTAATTTAGCTAATTGTGCTTTTAGGATAGATGCAGCGTCAGTAGATTTCTCTAATTCTTTAACTTCATCTTCAGAAGTGATTTGTTTGTGGTTACCAAGTTCTTTCCTGATTTCCTCTGCTTCTTGTTTAGCAGCTTTGATAAGCTCTTGAGCAGATACTAGTGACTTAACAAATACTTCACCTAGGTCTTGGTTAGCAACAATACCTTTTGCAAGTACTTCAACATCAGCACCATCAACCATTTCTAGGCCAGATAATGTTTCAGTAGTTGACTTAAGTAGGTTTTCTGCTTCGATACGAGCTAGTGTTTCAGCTTCCTTAGCCTTTAATAGCTCTTCGATTTGATTTAATTGAGCTTTAGAAAATTCTACAGGAGCATCTTTTTTATCAGACATATTGTCCTCTTCCTCTTTTTCTTCTTTTAGATTATCTTCTGAGGTTGATGAGTCATCTTCCTCAACTTCAATTTCCTCAGAACTAATCTCTGAGTCTTCCTCAGTTTCTCCAAGCACTTTACTTTTCAAAACTAATTCATTATCTTCTGCTGTGGTGTAAACATCGTGATGGATTAACTCATCCATATCGTCATTTAACTCAAGCAAACCATTTGGTAAGATAGTGAAACCAATCGTATAGATTTTATCATCCATCTCAAAGATAGCTTTAGGTTCTGGAATAGAGTGATCAAAGTCACGTAACCAAACCCAAGAGTAACTATCAGCAGAAGTAAACTTTTCTTTTAACGCTGAGTAGAGCATCTTCTCTACATTACGTACACTAGCTTTCTCAACAACTTCGGGGGTGTCTTGATTAAGCATTTTCAGCAACATGATTTCTTTATCAGATTTAATCTTTGACTTCTGAATAAGATCAATGTTACGATTATTAGCAGCACCGTCATTAAGTGTCATTGAACAAGCAGCAATATGTGGACTAAAATCTTTAGCATCTTTTACAATATTAAGAGGCATTACGTTGTCCTTCTTCAACTTGTGCGTAAAAATCTTCTTTAGTGAAAGCTAGGTTTGTAATCTCACCTGTCTGCTTATCAACACTTCCTAGACAAGAAGGTGATAAACCACCAATCTCACCAGACTTCTTCAACTCCCATACTTCATCATCAGAGTAGTGCGTCCATGCCATCCATGTCCCTTTAACCAAAGTTTCATTAATAGCTTCATAGTGAGTATCTTCTTCTAAGATAAAAGTTTCCTCTACCTTAAAAGACTCTGTATCGACAAGGTGGAATAAATTGGCAGGAATGCTTTCTTTATTCTTCTCGTAGCTTTCATAACCTTTTTTAATTGTTTCTGCTGTGTACCAGTTGTTGTGAGCATCATACTTATTAGGTTCCATAATGATTTGTAAGCAACGTCTTTCTTCTTCTTGAATATCTAACGCAGCATTTGTCTCATCTTCATTGAAACTCTTAATGATAACTTCTTCTTCCACTGGTGCTTCGATTGGAGCAGGTTTAACTCCCATCAATGCCTCAAGACCTTTTAAAATCTTGGCAGCTACAGTTGAATCACTGTCTCTCATTGGCTTCCTCATGTCAAAAATGCAGACCACCAGTTAATAGGTGATTCATGATCTTGTACTTCCTCTCCAAGTGCTTGTCTTGCAGCTTCTAAATTGATACCTGTCAAATGTTCATACACTTCTTCTAAATCTAACGGAGTGAAAAACTCTTTGTCGTTAATATTCATCGAGTAAATGTTTTCTTTAGAAGTGATATCGTTAATTTCAGAATTTTTACCAACTACATCTTGACCTTTAGCATAAACTAAAGTACTCTTCTCATTCTTAAGAATAATCTTCTTATGAACAGAAGTGTCTCTCAAAACAATCTCTAACAAACTATCATCCTTAGAACTAAAGGTTGCCTCTAATTCATTCAAAGAGAAAGAATAGTTCTTATAGGTGTTAAAAGAGTCTTGAGTGGTTAGTGAAATGATATATTCAGAAACTTTAGATGCAGCAGATTTCTCAACCACTGCATCATATAGAATTGCATCAAAGCATCGGATAACCTCATTCTCTCGAACAGAGAAGTCTTGTGTGTATGTTTCCATAACTGTTTCCGATTGATAATTTAATTATAACACTGTTATATAGGTATTGCAAACTTTAAAGGTTATGCAGCGTTTTCTGAGTTGGTATCACTGGCTGCACCTCCAGCTTGAGTGTCTCCACTACCCGAACTAGCGTTTCCAGTACCTACTTTTGAAGGATCTTTAAACTCAAATAACATGTCCCGAATATCAGCAGGAGTTGCCTTTTCATCTAATTGATACGGAATATCTAGTTTATCAAGGATATGGTTTACAACAGCAGGTGTTGCTGGTAATAGTCTAGCCATACGGTTAACAGCTTTACCATACTCATCCATACTTACTTCTTGAACATCACCAGATTTCCACACAGGGACATCTTCTTCTTTAAGTTTGATACCGTTCAGTAATAATAGTTTAGGGATGATTTGCTTATTCCACATTTCATCTACAACCATATTATCTAATTCAACAGCGTGTGCTTGGAGTGAAGTCTGCCCTTCTAAAAGGTTATAACTACCACCACCATTCTCACCAGAAATCATGTTCTGACAAGAGAAACAGTTGTAAATGGCTCTTTTACGTTGCTCAACTAATTCTACAATATCGAATTGCTTGCCACTTCCTTCGATCCCTAAGAACTTTAACTCAAATTGTCTCTGACCATTACCTGACTCAGAGTGAGTGTCTGTTGGGATCATTGAATAAGCTTGGTCACCAGCATGTAAGTTTGCAAGGTTAGCTTTAAGTTGTTCAACCATTTGAGCTTCAGCACCCTCAGGATTTTCAGCAGCAGCAGCTAGTAATGAACTAGGAGCACCAAGAACAGGCATACCAGCCATATCCTTCTGAACACCTACTAAAGTAAGATCCTGTAAGAGTTGTTTCTCTTTCCAAGGGATATATGCTGCATCAAATAGGCTTGACCCAACAGGTTGACTATCTGTAGCAGAATAACTTGTATAAACTGTCCAGTTGAAAGGGATTTCCTTTACACCACCAACAGTTCCTTTAAAAGCAGCAGCTCCATTACCATCATTACCTATAAAAGCATCTGGTAATTGTCTTAAGTGGGAAATATCGTTGCCGCCAGCTTTCACCACAAAAGGTTTAATCTTATCCAAAGACATTGGATGTATGTAGGCAAGTTTCTTTAGTTTCCACTTACCTTCCCACTCACCAGTACCCGCTTCGAAAACAGTTTCAAAAGGACTCCATCCATCCCGAATCATATGACTTGCCATTAAGCCCACTGATAAAGGTGATTGTCCTCTTAAATTGTTTAAGTTATACTCTAAGAAACGTTTTGCTTCAAGGGATTCTTCTGAGTTAGTGTTGTATTTAAACTCACCACGTTTTTGTGCCTTGGCAACAGCCATTGTTCTTGCATTAAAACAGGTTGCAACAGAATCATCCTGCAGCATAAGTTGATATGTTCGTAAACGTTGCCCTTGTGAAAGCTCATATGGCTTCAAGATATTAATCTGCTTACGAACAAAATCTATTGCTGCACTACCATATTGCTTGGAAGCGTCTCTTTGTTCACGAGTAGTTTTGGGTGGTGAGGAAGCTTTGCTAATGGAAGCATAAACACGTTGTCTAGGCTTGGACATTTTTCTTCCTCTAATTGTTGTTGATAATTAATTATAACATTGTTACAATACCTTGTCTACACGGACTATTTTATCGAGTTTCGATAAGAAGTATACTTGGTAGACGATGTGCAATCTGGGAGGGCGAAGGGTTTTACTACACGTTCTCTTGAAAGGTAGTTGTAACCACTAGCCAAAAGATCGGGAAATTCATCGTGACGTTCAGCAGTAGACCTCTCACCATCAAAAGCTTCTAACTGTTTGTAAATAA